GTTACTCCCATTAGAGCCATACCGGCTGATGCTGGTATCATTAAGGTAAAGGCAAGTGCGGCTGCTGTTAGGCCTAATGTACCTAAGAGTACTTTCCCAGTACCCATTGCAGTTAGTCCTTGTGCCATCGATTGCATAGATAGTAGAAGCTTAGGTCCTGCTATTATTTCCATTAACTTAGCTCCTAATACTCCTGGTATCATAGCTACTAATCCTAATGAAGCTGGTATTAAATTTAAAGCTCCCTGTAGTACTTTCTTACCAGCCATACTTTTTAATCCTTGTGATAAATTAGATAAGAATGTTTTAATATTTTTACCTGGTATGATTGCTTTCGTTGCTTTAGATGAATCTGCTAATTTTTTTGTTGTTTCTTTTGTTTTATCCCCCCCTTTTTTCATATTCTGGATCATTTTACCTTGGGGTGAGTCTTTCTTATACCAGTCACCTGCTTTGGATTGTACTTTATTTGCTCCCATACCGAAACTTTTGTTTAATCCTGATATAAATTCTTTAGGTTTGAAATTTCTAACGCTTTTAAAGAAGTCTTTTGCATTACTTGCCATTTTACCGAAGTTCATCGCTACTTTGGATGCTCCTCCGTTAAGCATTTGGAAGCCTTTGACTGCTAGTAGTACATAAGGTGCTATAGGTGCTACAAAGGCTGCTGCTTTTGCAAGCATTGTTAACATAGGAGTTAATGCATTTAATATACTTGCTAATGGTTCAGCAATTTTAGAAAAAGCAAGCTTCAGTGCTTCTGATGCTTCCATTTGTTCTAACTGCTCTAATGTAACACCTCTCATTTTAGCTCTTTGTTCAGCTGAGAGGTTATTCATACCTTTTTGGTTGATAAGCATTTTCCCCATTTCCTCTCTGCTCATTCCCATAGATTTGGCCATGGCATCTTGTTGGATACGGTTCATATTTGCAAATTCAGCTGCAGATGCTCCATTCTTAGCTAACTCGTTTGCTACCCCTTCTAGATCATTGTTTAATGCTAATTCTCTAGCTTTAGATAAATTTATACTTTTACCGGTTAGTAACTGTGCTTCTAATTCACTTTCAATAGATGATTCAAATTCCAATAAACCGTCAGCTATTTGGTTAATCTTAGCTAAATCTAAACCTAATTTCCTTGCTGCAGAGGCTGCAGCTGCTATTTTTTTAGGATTGCCTCCTAACGACATTGAAATGTCTGCAGATGCATCTAATACATCTTTCATAACAGCTCCATGAGCGACTGCAGAGTCATTCATAGCATTAAATTCATTAACACTTGCAACTAATTCTTCTTTATACCCTTGTATAGATGTACCGGATACTTTCGAGTACATACCTAAATTAGAGGCTTGTTCGGATGAAAGACCTAATAAGTTTTGTGCTTCTGCTAATCTACCTAAATCGTCGGATGAAAACATTGCTGCTGCTGCAACACCTGTTCTTTCTGTCATTTCCGCCATTAGTGTCATTACTTGAGCACCTGATGCTAGACTACTATTATGGGCGGCTTGAAATCCTGCGTTTTGTCCGGTAAGTTGTTTTAGTTTTGTGCTAGCAGCGTTTAGTTCAAAGAACTTGGATACAATTGCTGTAGTAATCGTTAATGGGTCAAATAATGCTTGTCCAAAACCACTAGCTATTCTCCCAAAACCTCTTGCTGCAATTTCTAATTTAGAAAACTTTGCTACACCGTCTGCTGTAAGTTTAGCCATTTCACGCATTTCCTCATTAGCTTCCTCCATAGCATCATGAAAAATACCGGATCTCATACCCAATCTTTCCATTAATGCCCCGGTACCCCCTACTAAAGCACCGGTTACACCCATCTGCTTAGTAATTTGTTTTTCTAAATCTAATCTATTCTTAATAGCTACTCCTGTGTCCGCGACATGTTTACCTGCGTCTTCAGCCATTTTAATAGCTGCTGGGTATTGTTCTAATCTTTCTTCTTCTACAGCTTTTAGGGTTTCTCCTGCATCTTTTCTAGCTTGTAGTGCTGTTCGTTCTCTTCTTAGTCCCCGCGCCTGTTCTTTAAGAAATTTAGAGTTTGTATTATAGCGCCTTTGTATTGATTTTAGTTGATTTTTGCTTAAATCAGAAATACCTTGCTCGTCATCTCTTAATTTTCTTGCGTCATTTGTTATCTTATTGTAGAGAGACTTAGTAGTTTTTAGGTGATTATTTGATCCCCCGAGTTCACTAGCAATAGAATTTAGAGTTTGGAATAAACTTGATGCACTATTCTCAGCATTGTCCAGTGAAGAAACAAGTGAATCCATTAACTCAACTAACCTCTCTTCTTCGTTACCTGCTGCTGCAAGTCTATTCTGGAAATTAGTGGTGTTTACACCTGCTCTTTCTAGTGAAGATATTAGTAAATCTATTTGCCTTTTAAGATCGGAGTTTGTTGCCATCTAAGTTTTAAGTTTATTATAAATAGTTAAGGCCCGCATTATTTACGAGCCTTTGTACTATAGGATGGTTTCTTTATTTTACCACCTTTTAAAGTCTGAGATTTCTTATTTGCTTTATCGTATTCTTCTTTTTCTTTTTCGAAATGTTCTTGTAACTTCTGAAATGTAAAGTTTCTCAGCCATATAGGCATATTATATACGGTATCGTAATCGAATCCTCCTTTTCCGTGGAATACTATTTCATGAATTTGCGTAAATACGGATAATCTATACGACGGCGTCAGGCCAAAGAAAATTAACCCCAATTGGGATGTCTATCCCCCCTTCTGGACCATTCTCTGGGTAGCATACCATGTCTACATCTGGTTGAAAGTCTCTAAGGTAGTTTCTAAACGCTCTAGAGTCTCTTGCTAAGAACTGGTTATCAACGAATGATCTAACGGTTTTTTTATCTGCTTCACCGTTAACAGCTGTTATCATATGTTTTAACCTAGTAGATAATTCTGCTGATGATTCTTTGTTAATTTTTTTAAGTCCTCTTACTTCTTGATCTATTGCTGATTCATCTTCATGTGATAGAAGTTTGAAAGTTATAACGTGTCCGGTAGTAGGAAGTGTGTAATTAAAAGCATTTTCAGTTGCGTTTTCAATATCTTTATGCAGTTTCTTATTATCTAGTAAAGATAAATCAACTTTTTCTGTTGAACCGTTATAAGTAAACTCATAATCCTTACCGTAACCTAAAATACGTGCTGCTATTAATAGAGCATTTTTATCTCCAGTTAATAGTTCATTATAGTTTACAGTCTTATCTACTATAAGAGCTTTGAGTAGTTTATCAATTACTATACCTTTTTCAATATAGTTTTGGTTAGTTAAAATATCCTCTTCTTTAGCAGTCATATACTTCATTTCAATTGTACCGCTAGATAGTTTGGATTCTTTTGGGTAGAGTTTTCCCATAGAAGGTAGGTCTACTATCTCCGTTGGGAATTTTTGTGTTTGTTCCATAAATTTTATTAATTAAAACTAGTTCTTAATATAAATATACGAAGAATACTTTTTTAAAACAACAAAAGCCCGAAATAAATCGAGCTTTTATTTATATTAAGGCTTGTATTAGTAATTAAGTACGCAATAATCCATTGCAATAGTCATTTGCAGTTCAACTGCATCTGCTGCTGACCAATCAAAGTCCCCTTGTGACATAGTTTTAATAAATGCACCTTTAATAATCCATTCTGATACTACATCTCCTACAGGGCCTAATACGTTAAGTGTTAAATCTTTTTTGTAGAAGTCTGAATATCCTGCACGACCTGTTACTGATTCGTAAGATAATCTTGCCCACTCCATTACTGCTTGAGCTCCGGAAGGTGTGATTGGATCGTATAGTGTCATATCCATATCACCCCATTCTCTCTTACCTCTAATCTTACGGTAAGAGTTGATGTGGTCTAATTTTACCTCTCCATCTTCAAACGAAGGAGCTGATACTGTTTTTACCATGAATGATGGAATGTTGTCCATATACATGATGAATCTATTCTGTACCTTCGGTTCGAAGGCTCTAAACATAATTTCGTTTGGATCTAATACTGCCATTTTATTTATTGTTTATTATAAATATCTTAATTTAAATTTATCCTGCAAAAGTTGCTCCAGTTGGCTCAATTGTAAAGTCTAATACTACGAATTCAGCAGTTTTGGCTGGTTGAATGAAGATTTGACCAATTAATTGATTTCTGTCTACTACGTCTGCAGTGTTGTTTGTGTCGTCCATTACTACTCTGTAAGCATATAGACCCTGTCTTTGTACTACTGACTCTAAGTAAGGATTTACTCTAGCTAAGAATCTGTTTCTAGTTGTTAATGTATTTTGTTCGAATACTAAGTTTCTTGATTCGTCTCCAATAAAC